ATTATGGGCGATACCCCTAGAGGTGATGTTATTATTGAATGTTATGAAACAATTGAAAATTGTGCGTTATATAACGATGAAATATTTTTTAGATACGTTGCCGCTAAGGTTAAACAATCGGTTGGTGCTAAACTAGGAGTGTTTAAATTCTCTTTACCAGGTGGAGTTGAGATAGATTATGATGGCATTAAATCAATGGGAGATGAGGAAATGGAAAAGGTATTGGAAGAAATAAAAGGAGATGAAGGCGTCGATTGGATGTTTCACTCATAAAAATGAGATAAATAATTAATGGAACTATATATCAGAACGCTAGGCGATCCGAACTATAACAATAAGAACGTTCATATTGAAAATGAAGTGGGACAGTTATTAACACAAATTGAGACTATTTTGTTTACAAATAAAAGAGAAGTAATGGGTGCTCCTGATTTTGGCGCAAACCTAGAAGACTTGATATATGATTTTCATTATAATGAATATGAAATTCAAAGAGTGGTTAAAGAGCAAATTGAAGACTATTGTCCACTTGCTGAAAAATACAACGTTGAAGTCGATGTTATCTTTACCAGAGGAGAGGTAAGAGACATTGCTCAACTAAATATAACAGTTGATACACAATACTTAGTTGGTGTAACAATACAATAAAAATAAAAAAGAATGGCTAGTTTCAAATTTTTAGATAATGCTAGAGTAACAGCTACTCAAATATACGAAGACAGTAGGACTTATATTTCTAGAGTTTATAGTAGAGCTGATGATTTCTTCACAGCTGCTTCACCATTTGCACAAATCATACAGGTGATGGCTGAATTCAATGAACTATTAATGTACTACATAGAAGATTCAACAGTCGAACAGAATATTTATACAGCACAACAACCTGAATCAATATATGGTTTGGCCAGATTGGCAGGGCACGATCCAACTAGAGGATTTGCAGCAACTGGCGAAATTAAATTTAGATGGAAGCCGGGTGCTAAGGACGATATTGCTGGGAGTAATTTAATAGTATTACCAAATACTAAAATAAAATACGATAATAATGGTTTAACTTATTTTTTAAGAACCCAAAAAGATGAGTTTCTTTTACCTAAGAGTTCTAATAATTGGGTAAAGGCTAGTATTATACAAGGTGAACTAGAAAGCCAAACAGTTACAGGAAGCGGTGAAAGTATGCAGAGTTTTAATATTAAAACATCAAGCACCGTTGACCATAATTTAATTAAAGTTTCTGTTAACGGTGAAAGATGGGTAAAGTTCGATTCATTATATGAGATGAGAGATTCTGATAAAGGATGTTTAATTAAAACCGGAATAAGTGGAGGTATTGATATTTATTTTGGGACTGGAAACTTTGGACAAATTCCAATGGATGGAGCTACTATCGAAGTTGAATATGTTAAATGTGATGGAGCTGCTGGAAATTTAAACCAATCTGGTGATTTAACATTTAAATGGGAAGATGAAGGAAAGGATTCTACTGGAGAAACCCATGATTTAAATGAACTATTAGATTTTGAAACATCCGTTGCCCCTTTTATGGGAGGAGATCCGGAATCGACTGAATTTACAAAGATGATGGCGCCATTGGCTAGTAAGAGTTTTGTATTGGCGAATCCGGATAATTACGAATACTTTTTATCAAGATACGCACAGTTCAGTTATTTAGATGCATATAATACAACGAACGATGGATACTTGGATGATGATAATGTAATATACATATTTGCTATTCCTGATTTGGAGAAAAGGTTATTAAAAGGAACAGATTATTTTTCAGTTCCTCAGGAAGAATTCTTCTTCAGCAAAGACGAGACTGATAGATTTTTAGGAGTGATTGAAGATAGTGGCCAACAGATGGTTACAAGCGAAGCAATATTTGTCGACCCCGTTGCTATAAAATATAGAATGGAAATCTCAGTTAGGTGGTTTGAAGGATTTAAACAACAAGATATTTTTGAAGATATCCGAGCTGTTATTAGTAATTACTTAATAAAAATAACAAGAAGAGATAAGCTCCCTAAGAGTGATATTATTGCAATTATCGAGGGAGTAGAAGGAGTCGATGCAGTCAATGTACAATTTGTATCGAGCGTCGAAGAAGAAGCTAGAAAAAACGGTTATTATACCTATAAACAAGTTATGGTTACACCAACTACACCAGAATTACAAGGCGCAGATGGAGATCAAAAAAGACTTGTATTTTTTAAGAGAACAGAAGAAATTAAAAAGATAACATTAGACCAGCCTAATATGTTGATACCTGTAAGCGGTGGAGAAACTGCAGTTAAAAACTGGTATGACAAAATTGGTTTAGATAAATATGGAGACATTATTCTAGATAAAGAGGAAGTTGCTTTATTTAGAGGTGGATGGGAAGACAGAGATGGCAACTTAGTTAAAGATGAACCAAGTATTGGCGAAATGGCAAGTTTGTCTGTTTACTTTGATAACCCTCCTGCTCCAAGAAACATTTATAGCAGAATACAGGCTGGAAATAGAAGAGCATTATAATGGGACTATACGATGATTTATATAGATACAAACGTGTTAAGTTATATGACACTAAGAAAGCTAGAAAAGATTCTAGAAAGTATTTGGGTTTTGATTATAAAAACAACCTTATGCAGAATTCATTATCTAGTCATTTATTGAGAAATGATGTTATGAGGGATTTTATAGCATTCTGTACAGATTATTATTATAATACTATTAAACAAATTCGTGTAATGAAAAATTGGAAAAATTACACAACCAAAAAAGATGATAAAAACATACGATAATGTCTAGATACACTGGCTTAAGGTTTTTTAATGGTACAGATAATGAATTAAATCTCGCATATGATTCAACTGATGAGAGATGGAGTGGTAGAGTATTTTTACCAGAAGTTTCTACTGGACTATATGAATCTTTTAATTTATTTATAGTTGAAGAATTTATTGATAGTAATAACGGGTTGACTGTTTATGGCACCCCTATTTCTAGCAATACATTAGGAAGTTCTTTTAAATTCGAATGGGTTGATACCAGATATATTAGCAAAGATATTTTCTTTTATGGAAGTAAATTAGAAGATAATATGGTTAAAATCCAACAGTTTGATGATTTAAGTATTCAAGTGTTGGACCATACTAACGTTGTTAATGTTGTTAATGGTTTAAAAGAAGTTAATAGTTATTTGAACGATGCACTACAAGTTAACATTGGACTATCATCTAATTCGGAAAAGAGACACGATAGAAGATTAAGAATAATTGACACAGACGATAATCATATCATCGCTGAAATAGATGTTTATGGAGAAACCGTTGGTGAAGACGAAAGATTAAAGGATCTTTTACAAAACTTTGGAGCCACATTAGAGGATGGTGATTTTATTATATTTAAAGAACATGATGTTAACGAATATTCTCCAGATTGGTTATTAATGAACCAAAAGAGAAGAGAGTTACTTTTAGAATTACATAATATAAAACCATTTGTTGGAACTTATAAAGCAATTCTAAACGCTATCGATTTCTTTGGCTATAATAATATTACACTAAAGGAATATTGGTTAAATATAAACCAAAACAGTGATAGTTTTGGTAAATTAAAAGCTGTCCCAGTACCTGATACAAATACGGGTTTTTCTTATAAAAAGAGAAAGAAATTTAATTTACCATCTTCGACAATGAAAAAAACAAGTCGTTTTTCTCTTGTTTATAAATTAAATAAACCAAATGGAGAGTTTGATTATTGGGATATCCCTGAGGTCGATGAGGTGTTTGACTTCACTCCGGAGGAGATACTAATAAAACTATATGGCTTAAAAACAAAGTTACAGAGAGAATACCTACCGCTACAGGCAAAGATAGTTGATATTACTGGAGAGGGAAGTTATTTTGATCAAAAGAATATAAATATTTGGAATAACCAACAACCTATCGCGGTTTTTAACGAGGGGAAAGAAGTTGATTTTAAAGTTTTACCGGAAGATAAAAAACTATATATTGAAGATTATACATTAATAACAGATAGTGGGTTATTGATAGACCCTAATACATTTAATGTAATTGAATTAGAAGACTTAGGATCATTAAATAATATTAACCACGATAATGAAAGTTTACTGTCAGAATTTGAAACATTTTACAATAACTATTATATAAATAATAAGGAGACGTTTAATAATAACACTCCTGGATATCATAAAATTCCAGTAGGTTGTCCATTAACTTTAGAATGTACTTCGTTACCACAAGACTGGGACTCAGCAAAATTTACATGGAATGACGCAATTGATCCACAAATAAATTGGAATAATTGGTGGAAGCAACATGTTTATGAATTAGAATGGGTCATAACTGGCCCTAATGGATTTGAACAATCATATAGGGGAAACATTGGGTATTGGGAATCTGATAATGTTCCAGCACCTAATGAAACTTTGATATGGCACCCTGAATTCAATAAACTTGCAATAATAGTTCCTTATTCTGGGGACTATAATGTAGAATTAAGAATGTATGACTTATATGGTTTTATGAGTTTTTATAAGAAAGTCAATATGTTCCACGTTAATGTAAAGCCATTAGAACTATACGGCATATATCAATGGAAAATAGATAAAGACTGGAGAAGTTGGAAAACTAAATGGGAAGATACTGGAGGCTATTGGGACTTACCAACTGAGAATTTACAAAAAATGAATGACAGTTTCCAGAGCTTATATCTAACAATGGATAGAGCTAATTATATCCATGATGAAAGTAAAGGTAAAATATTCTCTATGGTTAGAAGACACATTGATACTGATTTGTCTAACCCTACTGGATTTAAAGAAACCACTGGCCCTTATACATGGGACTTTATGGATACTGTTGAATGGAATGATGGAAAACATAATTGGTGGAATGCAACAAGAGTGGGAATGGATTTGACAGCAAGTTTTAAAATAACAGATTGTCAAAGTGGTTCTATATTGTCAATAGATCATTACAATCCTATTACCAAGTTAACTGAGAATGGAACTTATACAATTACATCACCCACCCCTACAGGAAACACTGACATCACAGGATGGCAAACAATTGCTAATGAATTAAACAGTTTAACTGATCCCATCATATCTAAATTCAATTTTAATCCTGTGTTTGAAGACACAAACAATGATGGAACCAATGACGTGTTTTTATTCTTATTATGTGTAGGAAAACAATATTCTTTACATAATGATTTTGAAAACGTATCACTATCTAATGGGACTATTATAGGTGAATTACACTATGTTCATTATAACCCAACATTTGATACTGTCAGAATAATAAACGGGAGTGCTGAGGTTGAAAAATCCACACATGTCACATTTGCCCTAGATAAGAGCCAGATGCCAGGAATTAAAAAATCCACATGGAAGATATATAATGATAGCAACCCAGAAATAGATGATATATATTATGATAATACATGGTTGACATACGTTTTTAAACACTCTGGAGATTATAGAATAGCTCTCGAAGTTGAAGACACTAATGGCAATTATAATATTATCGAAAGAAATATGATAATTGTAAAATAAAAAAATTAAAAAAATGGCGGTTACAGAAATTTTAGGAACAGATTCTTTATCCTCATCAAGAGTTACATTAAACCAAAACTTTATAACTTTAGAAGATGAGATAAATGATATTAAAACATATTTAGATCCAACTGCGTTAACCTTAACTGGCTTAAGTGTTACTGCAACTGCATTGTCAGTTTCAGGAACATCTGCACTTAGTGTAACGACTGCATCTACAATAACTACTACAGGTGATTGTGAATTTGGTGCGGCAGTTATTAAAACGGGAATTACTGGAACATCTTCAAACGGTGTTGCAGCTTTAACTTCTCCTTTTGCAAGTTCAAGTTATTTCGTTGATGCGACTTCGAATGTTACATTGGATGCTAGCACATCAGCGGGTCAAGAAATTAGTATTATAGCAGCAGTTGCTGGAGATATTGATGGAACTAATATTGCAGGCAGTGGTAATGTTACTCTTGCACAGTACGGTACTCTTACTTTAAGATCGGATGGTACTAGCTGGTACATAATTGGAAAATCTTAATAAAATAATAGTAGAGTAAATGGCAACACCTTTAGTTAGAATACCACAGATTCAGGGAGGAACAATGTACGCTTTCGCTAGTGGGACTAGAGATTTAACAAGAGCATTTAATAATCCGGATTTAAAATTCGATTTTAGTAGATATGCACTGTTAGATCTTCCTAATTTTCAAGCACCTTCAAGTGGAGAGAATACCTTTCAATTTGATAACTTGATAGATTATAGCGGATTGGCATATGTACCTACAACGAACGCAAATATAGAATTTGCGCAAACCTTTCAAAATTATGCACTTAATTTGGAAGAGTTACTTTTACAGGATGATGACTTTGATTCTACTTTACTAAGGTCAGATGCTGAAAAAATCTTTTTTAAATGGTTAGAAAAGGTAGGAGCTATTAGATTTAAGGGTGCAGATTCAAATGACTCAACAACAACAGGTCTTTCCACTGAGGAATATAATGCATCAGGTACTGGAACTGATTATGAAAGAGTTGTAAAGTATCTTGGGACCATCGATGTTAATAATGATATTCAATACAAAGGAAATGCTTATCATGAGGTATATGTTAATGTTCCATCAAGTGCAGGGTTTACACCTACAATATTATTTGAAAATACAAACTATAATTCTTCACAGAATTCTATTCTAGGAGGAGCAGATATTAATGGAAGATCTGGTCAAACACACCCTGATTCTAATTTAGACATGGAAACATTGGCCGATTTATTAAGTGGAGAATATAATATAAATCCTAATACCGCCACAAATTTAGGAATAAACTGGAATATAAGTGATTATGCTGGAATAGCTAATAACGCCAAGATAGATTCGTTACAAGATTATGCTAAATCTGGAGGAGATTTCAGATTTAATGCAGTATTGGTATATTATGACATATACAGTGAATCGGTTCCTGCTAATAGATCTACAAACTTATATGGCGTTTTGATCTTAGATAATCCCCAAGATAACCCAGGAGTTTCAAATAGTTCATATATCCCTGAACTAATCAAATATAAACCTAACGAGATTACTGGTCTTAATGGTAATGCGTTTGGTTTAAAACTAAATATAAAATTTAATTCATCTCTTGATAATGTTGGGGTAGAAGTAAACATAAACGATTTCACTACATTTTCGATGGATCTGTTTATGGATACGACGAGTTCATTAGAACATGCTACTAAAATATTAAGAGATGCAAATATAAGATATACAACGATTGCCAATAGAGTCGATGAATTAGAAAACATGTTGACCGCAATGGATAGTGTTACTGACTTAAAGAGTAGAATTGGTGAATTAGAATCTAGTTTTGAAAATACATCGCTTAACCTAGCAGATAGTTCAAGTCTTTTAGGGTTAATCACCAGTACTAATCAGAGGTTGAGTGATATGATAAATGGTACAATTCCTACATCACTTCAATATAATACAGATGTCATATATAATGGCCCTGGAATCATCGTTGATAAATCAGTACCGAATAAAATTAAGATTAAGAATGATTTAAAAGGATATATTTTCAACAAACCGTTTTTATGGAATGAAAGTACATCTGCCGTTGGGACTGAAGTTAGTGATTCTAGCCAATATGATCCAGCAAATGCTTCAGCATATGGAGTATGGACAAGATTAAAAGAATTTTCAAATCAACTTAGACTTGTTGGTAAAACAGTTGCAAATACAGCTGATAATAACATAAATATATACTTAGATGACAAACTTACAAGATGGTCTGATGGCCAATCATTTAAGATTGTTTTTGAAGGGTTAGACCTTAATGGGAATAACATTAGTATTTGGACGAATGAATCAAATGGATATACTACTCAAGTTGGTAGTATTGCCGCAGCAAGTGTTGGAAACAACCCTTACTTTGAAATAGTTTGTTTAGATGCTGCTAATTATAAATTTGAAATAGACATAATAAGATAATATAAATGGATACGCAAAACTCATTCAGCTCAATTATTAAGCAATTTACTCAAATGAATGTTAACGCATTGGAGACATTTGAAAGAATAAATCAAGCTATTACTAGTAGTGATGATGCGATAACAGTGTCCGTTGATCTTTTTGGAACACCAGATGATGATGGTAATACAACGATTAAGACTTATCAAATACCCTCATTCGGTTACCTAGATAAAGAAATAAAAAGATTAGAAAGTAATTTAAAAGCATTAAGCGGTGTTGGTACCTCAGATGCTTCTGTTAAATTGCCGGATGGAAGTGTACAAAGAATCATCACTAGAAAACTAAAAACACCAGCAAATGATTTAACATCAATTGCATTACCAACTCAATTTGAAACAACTGACAATGATTTCTTTGAGGATTTTTTAAATCCTATGTTAACTGTTAAATTCGATGTTAGTGGACAAATTGATGTAGATACTGAAAGGGTTCTAGTGAATAGAGTTATTTTTCCATCATCCGATGCATTTGCATCAACCTTCTTCGATGATAACTATAGAAACACCGATCAACTTGATTATAATACAGTTATTAATAGTATTATATCGAACGGTGTAAATGTTACATTCGATGAACAAGTTAGAGATCTACCATTTAAGACAATACAATATTATGGAGGATTCGATGTTACTAATATCGAAAACGTTGAGAGAGAAGTTGTCGTTGATGGTGAAACTGTAACTAAAGTAAGTAAATTATACAGATTAAACAAATTAACATATACCGATGGTAATAAGTCATTGAAAGATACGGAACTTATTGGAATCGGAGATCAGTTAATGGTAAATAGTGGAAATAACACTACTCGATATGAGATTATTAATTTATATGCCGGAACTTCTCAAGTGGAATTAAAATTACTTGAAGGTTTTGATGCTATTAAATTAGGATCAGATCAATTAAAGATTTATAAAGCGCTGGAAGACAGTGTTAGTCTTAATATACATGTTGGATTCGATGAGAGACAAGTTGTGTTCTTTAAAGCAATTGATCCAAGTTCTAAAATAATTGCTGAGAACTGGTCACCTGGTGCCGGCTTTTATTCGAATGAATTAGAAATACAAAACGCAAGTGGAGGAACTGAAACCCTGTCAAATTATTATAAAAATAATGTTGCAGATTTCGGATTGTTTATTAAATCATTAAAAGATGATTTTATTCCACCTGCTTCGATCGGAGTTACACCAGATCCTGTTGAGTTAGACACTGAGAATTTTAAAGTAGTACAAATAAATACTCACTTGACACAAAACGATGCATTTGATAGTATTAAGAAATTATCGAATGATAAAATAGGAGTATTGGAAGGTATTAAAAAATTAGATGAAAGTATTGTTAGTAAGCGGAGTGAAATGGCTACTAAGAAATATACATCTGATATAGAAAAGAATAAAGATAAAAACACTTTATCCTCGTTAGTTGAGAAAAGAAGTAGCGAAGCAAAGCTATATTCTTCAATTGTTAATCAAATTAAAAGCATTAGTGCTGATCAGAATATAACTGAAATAAGCCCTAAATTCAGAGTTAGAGGATTCTGGAGTGTTCCTGAAGCTAAGTTAAGCGAAGATACTCTTCCTCAAGAAATCGTTAAGTTTAAAATACAATATAGATATGTTTCATCTAGTGGTAAAACTAGTAATATAGAACAAATTCCTATTAAATTAAAATCTGGTGGTAAAACAACCACAACAACCGGGAGTTTTTCAAATTGGGTATCTCTTGATACACCAACTAGAAAAAGACAAAAGGATTCAATTACAGGAAAATATATCTGGATTACCGAATCGGTTGAAGATGGACAGGAAGTTAATTTTAATCAATTAGATATTCCTATTAATTTAGGTGAGAATGTTGAAATTAGAATAAAAGCAATATCTGAAGCTGGTTATCCGTCTAACCCTACTGAATCTAATTGGAGTAATGTAATAGCTGTGGAATTTCCAGAAGGTTTATTAGATACTACTAATGTAATTAATTTGGTTGAGGAAAATGCCAAAGAAACAACATATGTTCAATTGGTTGAAGAATTAGATTCCAAAGGAATGTATACTCATATTAATGATAGTTTTTCAGCTAACGAAAAGTATTTTACACATGGTTCTAACAATATTGCTTCTGGTTTCTTATCAGAAGAACAAACTCCTATAAGCCTTTTTGATAAATTAGTTTCTCTTCAACAAGAAATCGAATCATTAAAGGAACAACTAGAAAATGCTAAAGGAGAGTTACTAGTAACATTGGTTGATGAAGAAGGAAAGACAACAGATGTTGAAGCAAATACAACGACTAAAGTATTTGCAGGATATTATACAGATGAGGTAGCTGATCTTAATATTAAGAAAGGACATATTGTTACTAAGACGTTTAAGTTATTATTAGAAAATTCTAAAGCAACTGATCTTGAATTAATTGCTAGAATAATAGGAAATAGAAACGATGCAACATATCCATCATCCGATAGTGGAAATGAAGTTACCTATACAATGGGAACACATATATATGATCCGGCAGGTGCAAACACAGTAACAGATCCTACTCCAGTATTAACATCAAGAATAGAAAACGACACGTATTATACAGTTGAAGGTAAATATGATTTGGTTCCTATTCAATATCAGAATATTTCAAACCAACAGTCTACGAGTGCAATATATAATAACCAATCACCTTATCAGTCAGGACAAAGAAAGGGACAATTCATATATAGTAGATACATGGATGTTGCTGGTGAAAATGTATTGTATGCAAACGCACCATTAGAGAAGCTTAATAACCCATCTACGAGTGTACTTAATGATATGTCTAATTTCGAACATATTGGAATATCGGGCGCAGGGACCACCGGAACTAATACTGCTGATTTTATTTGGGATTTTAGTGGTTCGCAACTTGTACAATTCAGTACATTGACTTCTGCCGATTACGATAATAGTATATATGTCCACGGAGATCATCCTGAAATATCTACTATGTCTGCTAGTGACAATACAATGCCTCATTTTGCAACACTAAAACAAGGTGATGATTATTCACATTTACAAAATGCATATAGATATGATGTTGTAGAAGGAAGAACTGGTAAAATGTCATTTGGAGACAACGATCAATACTTATTGGGAGGAAAATCATGTGGAGCATTTTTATTCATGTCTCCTACTTCAATAGGAAGTTTAAGTGTTGATGGTGATAATAAATTTGGTAAAAGGAATATAGGTAAAGTAAATAAGATGCAGGTTAACTCTCTTAAAGCTAAATCACCAAATATATCAATCGATATTGTATTCCAATATAGAATGACTGATTATTTCGGAGTAACAAGTTCAACAGGTGTTGATACTTCAACTGGTAAAGTAGGTGGTAGAGCAACAAATCCTATACAGAATTTAACTTACTCTAAAACAATAGGTATTGACATATTTGACAATGATGATAATCAATTCTCGTTTGATATAAACATGTTTGCGAAATACAAGCCTAAAGGATTTAATCTTTCTAACACAAAAGCCGTTATTCTTTCTAAGAGTATTTAATATAGCCCTTAAATAAAGGGATATATAATTTTAGTAAATACATTATAAAAATAGATTGATTAATGTCTAGAAGCATTAGAAAAGATATAGAGAATAATGGTTCCGTTGATTTCTTATCAAGACCATTATTAAGAACTAACCCAAAACTAACAACTAATATAAAACTTGTTGTCTCAGGAGATGACTTATATTTAGAGAGTTTTGATGCAAGTGATCAACTTTCTTCATCGAATTATAAAAGATTCGGTGTTAATAGAGGAGGGTCATATTCATATGATGTTGGTAAATTCTGGAGGATTAACGATACACCTTCTGATTTAATATACAAGGTTAAAAGAAGCTATTCTGATTTTTCAGTATTAGATAGTTACGAAAAACAATTTGAAGAGTTTTACAACTACGGAGTATCTCGTAACTTGTCTAAATTACACAATAGTGATTTTAGAATGTTGGCCCCTATTTGGTTAGATAAAAAGATTCCATCAAAGTTTTTAATTTATAGAACTAGTTCACCACTTGATGTTCTTGACACAATTGGTAACCCTAGTGAACGTCTTAATAAAATTCTATCTAATTCTACATTAATCAAAGAAGTTGACCTGTCAAAGGATTCTGCAATTGGTGAATATATTAGAAACCATGTTGAGAATGATTTATTCCCTTCTTCGTCATTAACTGTTTCGTTTGTTAAAAATGAACAAACATTATATAATGGAATAGATTTGACAAAAGGAGGATTTGTTAGCAAGGGGGAATATCATTATAAAGATACTGTTTTACAAGACCTTCCATTAATTGAATATAATAAATTTGTAACACAGGGGTTTGAAAGAAATAATGTTGCTTCTGCAAATCTAATAAACTTAGAATTCTTGTTTGATGATGATGCAACGGATGAATTTTCTATAAATAGATATTTTGGTATCTATGTAGATGAACACATAATAGGAGAAGGCATTGTTGAGTCAATAAAAAATAATAAAGTAAAATTTAAGGAGTTATCACATGGATTGGACTTCGATACATTGGGTGATACATGGTCTATTCCATATAGTGATTGGTTTAAAGAGATTCCGATGTTAGGATGGGTAAAGAGTTTTTCCAATTACCACAATATTAAGAACGGAGCTAATTGGGATATCCAAAAGATGGAACTCGGTATTGATCTAAACGGTGGGGATTATAGTGAATTTATAGGTGTAAAGAAAACAGATAGAACTGTTGATGTTGTTGAGAATAATACAAACGACTCCGATTTCATAAGGGTTGAGGTTATTGATAACCCAACAAACGGTGAAGAATTTTCTTTATTAAATCTAAAAAGACAAAAGTGGAGCATAAACATAGTTGGATCATTATCTACAGGCGATGTTATCACTTTGCAAGATAATGCGGGAGGAACTGTTACAATTAATGTTCCTGTTTCAGGTACAGAATATGATACACTAGATGATTTAAAAACAAATTGGCCAGCTACTGGAACGTTCGGAAAATACGATATCGATTTAAAAGAAGATTCCAATGGAAAATGGTCTTTAACCCTCACTGAAAAGTTGCATAACATGGAGGAAAACCATGATTTTCAACAAACTGTTTCAGTAGGCGGTGTCCTTAAGATAAAACAAACATATACCCCAATTAGTGTTGTTGATAATACATTTAGTGCTTCGACCTCATTAGGAAATGCATTAATATCTGGTAAAGAATTTTCAGCAAACGGGAGCTTATCAAACATTGCTCATGCAATCTCTGAACTTATTAATAAAAATACATTATTTACCACGATAATAGATGGCCCTGTTATTTACATAAAGAGTACGGTTAAGGGTTATAATAAAAGGAATTGTGGCCTTTTTGTTAGAACAGCAAACGCTACAAGTTTTTTAAGCATACAAAACATTGATGTAAATAATTCATTGGATATATCGTCATATTATAATAATATTTACACCTCTTATTATTTTAATGGAGGTAGTGATTTAAATAGATCAGTTTATATTAAAGAAGATGATATTAATGAAATATCAGTTGGTGAATATTTAATAGATAAAAATAATAATCATAATGAAATTATTGATATTGTAGAAGATTCTAGAACAATCAACACTGATTATAAAAAATTAATATTGAAGAGTAAAAACATAGGTATCGATGGAATGTCGAACGTTTATTCTATTTTTAAAATGAAATATGGTTTATTTGCAGGTTATGACATGTTTGATTTAAACTTTGATTTTTACGATACTGTTAATTCAGAATTGAAGGAGTTAGAATTAGAAAGCCATATGACATATCCCTTTTCAATGAGATATTATGAGTTATTGGGTGCTACTGGGCCATTGGCCTTTAATGGCGAACCATTTTTAAATTATGATGAGCAAGATGATTACTTACAATCACCTGATTATTTTGCAGGCTTACTACCAATATTGGATGAAGAAACAACAGATGAGAGTGTTGTAATAGATAACATAGCAACTGAATTTGATAGACTTCAAGAAAATAACACAACCAGTTTTGCAACAGAATCTAGAGTTGTACCTTATATTAATAAGTGGTGTCTAAATAATACAGTGAATGTAAGAGAAAACCCATACTATTTAAATATTAATGAAGCATTTGGAGAAACTAATTTCGCACCGAATACTGAAAAGGATAGAGATAAAAACGGCATGACTCACGAGTGGTTTTATTTATATAATTATCCTAGGAATTTCGCAGAAGGTAATTGTAACTCATATTATAATTATTTAAAATTGGATCCTACTATAGAATTGGACTATACTGATTTTACTGATATTAACTTTGATTATTTTAAAGCATATTTTTTAACTAATGGAAATTTTGTTAAAAAAATAGACCCTATAACATTAACAGTTACATTACCACCTCCGATTAATACTACAATACAACTTCCTACTACAATATATGGCGCAGCAGGTGACGATACCTTTTATAAAACTGAACAGAGAAGAAAATATACATTTATTGATGGAGGAAGTTCTCAATCGTTTTCATCTACTGTGTTTAAAGGTATTAGATTTATTCCTAAACTAAGGAAAAAACAAGCACAAAACATTACTGATAAAATAACTAGAGAATATTTTAAAAACAGTGAATTCAATGGTTATAGATTTTCAGTAGCGTTAAAATCAACTTACAACCAACTTGAGCCTAACACTTTAAAAACAAAGGTTATACAAAATAAGAAATTTAAGTTTGTTGTTTTATTATTAGAATTAAATTTATCTGATTCTGGGGAATACGGGTTTGACTTTTTAAATAGAACACTGTTATATGAATTAGACAATGCAATATCAGTTGATCTTAATACGAATTCAACTGAATATAAAACTACTTCTATTTCTGGAACATTGGATTTATCTAATGTAAATTTACTAGGAGGAAGTACAAATGAACAAGTAGATGGAATT